ACCACCAAGAGTAGTTAATGTATCTAAGCCACCGCCAACATCACTGCCTTTAATAGCTGCACGAGTTCCGCCGCGGCCTACTCTACCGCCACGTTTTTTAAGTAGTATTTTTTTGTTCTCTCTACCCTTTTCCTTATCAGCTAATATATCACCCTTCATTATTTGTAAAATTTCACTAGTAACTTCTAAAATGCCTTTATTAGTTTTAAGCAAATCTTCACTCGTATTTCCGTTACCAAACCCATTAAATTTGTTTGGCTCATAAACCATAGTACTACCATGTTTTTTCTTTAAGGCTTCTCCTCGCTGAACTAGTAATAACTCGGCTTCAGCTTTTTTACGCTCAGCAACAGATAACATTATAGTGGATTTTCTAAGCTCTTTTAATGCTTTAAGATGCTCTGGATTTTCTTGAGGGGCTCGATCAATTTCCCTTTTTTTATTTGCTTCTTGATATCTTATAGAGTTAGTTTTAATAGCTTTTTCAGCATTAATTTGATCAAGGTGGGCAGCTTTAGTTTCAATTAAATTATCCCATTCTTGACGAAGGGCTTTCGCTTCAACTTCAGTATATTTTTTATTAGTTTCTGGATTTAGTTGATTTGTAATACCTGAAATACTTTCAAGTTTATGTTTACGCATAAAATCAAATTGGGCCATACCAATAGATCTATGCTTTTTAAGAGCATCCATATGCTCTTCCTTTGCAATTGATAATCTAATTTTAGTTTGTTTTTCGCTATCACCGGCTAAAAATCCATGTAATAAAATAATACGTTTAGCAATAGAACGGAGAGCAGCTTCTTGTCGAGCTGTTGATTCTACAATATGGGCATCACCTTTACGTTGTGTTTCCTGATTAGTTTCAGATTTATCATAAAAAGTTTTGTCTCGATTTGCAGTTTTAAAGTCTTGAGCAACTTGTAATAATTCAATATTTTTAAGTTGGTTTACTTCTTTATTAAGACCGTCAATGGATTTAACTAGTGTATCAAAAGTCTTAGAGATTTTTTCTATAGCTCCATGGCTATTATCTAAAGTATTTTGGATTTTATTTTGGCTTTCTCTAGCGGATACTCCACCCATGGCCACTGCCATTTTAGCTTGATTAGTTGTTATTGGCATTTTCTATATCCTCATTGATTTGCTTAATAAGTAAACTGGTATAGATATCACGTTCCCATGGTAACATATTATCTAGTTCGGTTAAACTATATTTGTGCTCTTCCATCAATGAGAAATTCATCCTATAATAGGCTTCTAATGACTCATGTGAAAGAGCTAAATAAAAAAATCTATTAATCCAGTATAACTAAATTCCTCTGTATATCCACACTTACTACACGTAAATGTATCTTTATATAAAACATATGGTGCATCTAATAAAAAATCAACTGCTTTTTGAAATTGGGTGGTACTTAAACTTTCTACAAAACTAATTCTTTCTTCAAATGAAGCTTCATTTGCATCATATGTTTCTTCACCATAATATATTGTAACTAATGCTGTAGCAACACTTTTAATTAATATTTCAGTATCACTATCAGTTTCTTCATACTTTACAGTATTTCCAACAGTTGCATGTGTTAATTCTAATGATAAGTTATCTTCTAATTTAATTGTATTATCTTTATTATCTTTAGTATTAACTAATTTAGCTTTAGTAATATCAATTGTAACATCTGTTTTATGTTCACACTTTGGACATTCCTTAATTATTTCTATCGATTCTCCTACACTCTTTGCTCTTAATTGCAAAAAGATATATTCTAAATCATAATTAGTTAAATTTTTAATATCCCCATTATAATGTAAACACTCAGATACAATATCAATTAATGACCCTTGTATTTGATTTACATCTTCTGATTCAGATGCAATCATTAAAACTTTTTCTTCTCTAACCAAATATGGTCTATATTCTACATTTTCTTGTGTAGAAGGTATTACTAAACTGTACTTTGGTACAGATAACGTTGGTAATGTATTCATAATATACTTTCCTATAATTTAAAATAAACCTAAACCTTTCACTTGACCTACTGTTGCATCAAATATATCTCTTCCTTGTGAAACTAAATCTGTAAATCCATCCATTAATCCTTGCTCTTGCCAATCATCAAACGACAATGTAATTGAACATTGTAATAAACTATTTTCTGAACTATTCGATAATTCAACTGCATTAACTGCAATAGGGAATGCATTCTTTAATTTAATTGAATATGCCGGTATAATATCATTAGATGCACCTAATTGTTGTAATGTAACATCTGTTACATAATCATTTTTATAATTCAGTTTTAATGATTGTTGATCTACAACCATCTGTTGCCATTGATCAAAATACTTTCTAGCGAAATAATCATTGGTAAGAATAAACGTAAAAGTTACTTCATCTACCAAATACGAATAAGGTTTCTTAATAGCTTTATGAGTAACAAATGATTCCATAGTAGCAATACGTTTACCTGGAAGTTGTACGCTTTCACAAAGCAAGAATATATCTCTTGGATCATTAATAAATGCCATAGGATCAATAGAACCACCTGATAATAATGAACCACCGATATTAGATACTAAACCAGATACATCCATATTAAATAAGCCGGGACCCATTGGACCTTTCATCATAGGATGTGTAATGTAAATTGCAAAGCGGTTAGCTCTGGCTACACCACCACGCTTTCCAATAGTTGATTTTAATGTATCTATTCCGACTGGTAATGACATTAATATTTTCCTCTTGAATCTTTCCAAACTTTAGTCTTCTTAGCTTTAGCGAAGTTTTCTGTTGGAAGAAATATTGCTATATCCCATTCAGATGCTTCAACTTTCATAATCTTAGAATCTACATGTTCAGTTAAATAATGTTTAAAACATGGCGCAAAATACTTAAACTTCGCAGCACTCTTCAATAAATTATAATTTAATTTTAATCTAGTTGTTTCATCAAACTTTTTATTATTGGCAATCTCTGTTAACCTATCAAGGAAAATAGCTCTTTGCTTTAATGGTAGATAATGTAGGTTTAACCCATAAAATCCGCCTGGAGCCTTTTGTACCATGATAGTTAAAGGGAACCTATCATAGTAAGGTAACGTTTTTCTATGCTTTGGGTCGTACGCATACATAAACATATCACCAACACGAGGTCTCTGCTTCTTTACTAGTCGATCATCTGACATCATCTTATGCATATTAATATCATTCATCCCACCAACCTTTTTGCGGAACCAATCTTGTGCTTCCTTAGATCTCTTTGTAAGACCTTTGCGGAATGCTTCACTTTCTAATTTGTCGAATAAACTTGCCATATTACTTATTTATACATTTTTTCTTAATCTTCTTAAAGGACTTCCATATGCGTTTACCAGTTTTAGTCTTAGATGCTTTATACTTAGTGGTCATAGTTTTAATACCTAATCCCTCTAATGTTTTTTCAGTCCATATTTCAAACTTATATCCTCTTTGATCTGCGTACCTTTTAGCATATTTCCATTTAGAAGTATTCTTCATATATGTCATTGCTTCGTTTAAGTTCTTTCTTTTAGGGGGTTTAGTTTGTGCAGCCGGTTTTATTTCAACTAAAAGTACTTTACCATTGGTGAATTTAATAGTTAAATCAATAAAGTAGCGGTGAGGCTTATTATCAGTTGCACATATATAAGGTATTATAGTTTCTTCAGAATTCCACCATTTAACTTTAGGGTGCTTTTCAATCCACCTAAATGTATTACGTTCCCATAATGATCTATATGTTATTTTAGTTGGATCTCCTTTATATTTCTCCGGATGTCTTGGTTTCCATTTACCTGAATATGTCTTTCTCATATAGATATTTAGTATAAATAAGTAATATATATTCATTAACTTTTAGGTAAAATTATATGGGTAATCCATTTAAAGAAATAGCTGATTCAGTATCAGGATTTGCAGGTGATATTGCAGATGCATGGAATAGACCCGCGGGTACAAGTGTATCTATATCAAAATATTTATCATACCCGTATGATTTAGGAGATGGTTCAACAGACACTATTGATTTTAATTCCGAGTTTATTGGTACAGAAAGAAATGCAGCAGATTCTTCTGGGTATGCTGATGCTAGAAATAAAGCAACAAATGAAGCTCAATATCCATTTATTATGTTTGAATTTTTACGTGTATCTGAACCGGATACTGGAAAAATAGAAGATGAAATAAAAAAGATTGATGGTAAAATATTATTAGTTAATGATTATATGCCTGATACCACATTATCAAGAGCAGAGCAACGTACAGCAAAAACTAAGTATAATCAAAAAGAAAAATTAAAAAAATTAGAAACCCAAAAGGATACGTTAAACGCTAGAAAAAAAGTATTAAAAGAAAATGCAGGCAAACGTAAACTTAATAATACTATTGCATTATATATGACCCCTGCCATTAGTATAGGTGATTCTATGAATTATGAACAAGAGTCTCGTAAATTGGCAGCAATGGGTGACCAAATTTTAGATAATATTAAAAAAGGTACGGTTTTCTCAAATAAAGCTGGATTTACTGGAGAAGATGTTGCTGTTGGTAGTGCAATGGCGGCTGGCGCAGGAGTAGCAGCCTTAGCGGGTGGTTTAGGTAAATTACTTCCAGGTGATTTAGGTATGCTTGCTGGTGGTTCTTCTGGTGCTGCATTAGGTGCTGCTGTTGGTGATGAGATGATACGTAATATGGGTAAGGCATTAAATCCTAATGAGTATATGCAATATAAAACCACTCAATTAAGAACTTTTACATTTAATTGGAAAATGCTGCCGAATAATGAACAAGAATCTACAGCTTGCAACGAGATTATTAAAGTATTTAGAAGTGCTGCACATGCTCATAGAAAAAGTCCAGTAACACTAACAGTTCCTGATCATGTTATGGTTTCATTCCATGGGGCAAATAATATGATTAATCTTCCTATTACAGTATTATCAAATGTGTCTGTTACATATAACCCTAATGCGGCATCATTCTTTAAAGTTGACGGCGCTCCGGTTGAAATTGATTTAAGTATTACCTTAAATGAATTAATGCCAATCTATAGAGATGATGTAGAAAATAAAGGATATTAAGATATGAGTTATTTTTCAAACTTTCAAACAATTCCATACGATTTAAATGGTGATGGAGTATATGATAATATTACAGACTTAAGTAGCTTTGTTGTAGCGTCAGAATCTTTATTAAATAATCAAACGTTTTATAATTATATACAAATACAGGAAGGAGAAAAGATTGAGCAACTATCTCAAAGATTATATGGTACACCAGAATATTATTGGGTATTTTTAGTTATTAATTTAAATATTAAAAATGTTTGGAATGATTGGCCTAAAGGAAATACCCAATTATTAGATTATGTAAATTATAGCCATAATGATTTTATACCATATGTGGCAATAGGGGCAAGTTCATTATTAAATAAATTTATTATAGGTGAAACTGTGCAAGGGGTTCTATCTAATGCTTATGGTGAAGTTTTATCCATTCATACTAATGATAATTATATAACAATTAAACCTACTTCTGGCACATTCAGGGCAGAAGGTGAAGATATTTTTGGTATGAATTCACAAGATGCATTTACAGCAAATGAAATTCTACCTATTGCATATGCACCCGAGTATTATATAGATGATTCAACCGGGGATATCACTGCCCCAAGACTTGCCGGTACCCATAAAATAACTAAATTAGAACATCTTGAATATTTAAATGATAAAAATAAATACATTAAGGGCGTTAAGCCAGATAAGATTGATGAATTTGTAGCTGAATTCCATAGAGAGATTGGTTAATGAAAGTATCTGCTTTTAATGTGTTATTACTCCATCGTGATAATGGATCTATTGATATAACGGATATGGTATTGAACGTTAATATTACCGAAAGCTTATTTGGTGATTTAGAAGGTTCTATAGAAGTTGTTGATGGGGTTGGACTATTAGATAATAATATTACAAATCAAAACAATATTATTATTGAATTTGAATATTTAAAAAATAAAGTACAGCAAAAGTTTTA